CATCAAGCATTTTTTGATTTGTCATCCATTCCATTCAACGGAACAAACCAAATCATTTATCAGCAACAACCAATTTTGACGCAATTACCAACAACATCTGATAAAAGGGATTCAAGGTTGGAATTGTCATCGGTGGATGACACAATTTCGCATTACGGGGTATTTTTTACATTGCCATTTTTGTATCGATGGGAATATTGGTTGGCGCAAATCAACGCGGATGCCGATTTTTATCCCTTTGAACAAACGCGAAATTGGTTTCCATACGCGAACACGGGTGATTGGTCGATTCGATTGCATTGCGAAGCGGTGACGGGCGGATTGGCATACGTTTTTGACAACAATTTGACGTTGAAAAATTATTCGTCAAATTATGACATTGACCAAACGATGGAATTGATTATCGATTCAACAAATGATGTTGTTGGTGTCGTTGTTGAAAATGAATTGATGCGCGTTGTTGCATATCATGAATTGACAAATGGCACAATTTGGGATGCAACGAATATTTGGGGGATGATTACAATCGAACCATACGAAAATGCACCGCGATTTTTGACATCATCGGCGGTTGGATATGATGGAAATCCGAACAATCCATTGACACCATTAACGGGGGGAATTGGGGACATCACACCAATCACATATCCATCACCCGAAATCGCACGAATGGAATGCTATTTCAATCCCAATTTGGTCAATCTGACAAATGGGGTTAAATTTACCATAAAAATAAAAGGTTGCACAATATCAAAAGACCTTTTGAAGGTCACAACCAGGGATGACGAAAAAATCACAACGGACAATCAATTTAAAATCATAGCATAATGGGAATAAAAATCAATCAATACACAAACGAAATATTTGCAATCAATGATTTGGATTATTTTGATTCGGATGCATGGGATGGTGTGGGATACAAATCAAGCAAATTAAGCGGTGCGAATCTAAGAACACAAGTTGAAGCATGGGCGGGAAATAAAAATTTCGGTTCATTTTACGATTTATCCACACAAACGTGTGCATCTGGATCAATCAAAGCAATGGAAACGGCATCATCTGATTCGTTCAATAATGGTGTTTTTGTAGGTACGGATATTTTTGTGAAAAAAACATTGTTTAGTGTTGCCGATCCAGGTGTGTACAATGTACAATTCAGCGCACAATTTAATCGAACATCGGGCGGTTCATCAAAAACGATATCAATTTGGTTGCGAAAAAATGGGACGGACGTTCCCAATTCCGCAACACATGTAAGTGTACAAGCAAATGCGGGAAAATTGGTTGCCGCATGGAATTTTTTCATTGATATTGGTTCAACGGATGCGATTCAAATCATGTGGTCACAAGATGATGCAATTGATATTTTGTATCAATCAGCTGATTTGGCATTGCCACATCCCGCCATTCCTTCCGTGATTGTCACCATTAATCAATTGTAATCATGTGCAATTGCATACAAATAACATATCAATTCGAACCAGAAGGATTGACGCAAACCATCGAGGTTGACGCGGTTGGAACATACAACGGATACAATTATTTTATTTGGGTTATTGATGCGGTCACATATACCATGTGGCACGATCCGTTTGACAATTGGTATGTCACAACCGATGGATTGGGCGGAACAATATTCGTTGCAAATATCAAATCAACATACGCGGAATGTCCAATTGCGGCAATCCCCGTTTGGATTGTTGGTGAATCATTTTCAATATTCACAACCGAATTGTGTCCCGCAATTGAATTGAATTGTGATTGTGGAATCAAAGTTACTTTGAACAATCCACGCGAAAACATTTGGGATGTGACCGCATTGGGATTGATTAATGGTCGCGCTTATTATGAGTTTATTTTTATTGCAACGGTTTACGAATTCCGTTTGTTTTGGGACACAACCCAATGGGTGATTGTGAACATGATTGATTCGGTTATTTTTTGGACGTTAGATTACAATGCAACGTGTCCAATTGGTACGGATTGGGTGAATCAAATCGAAAACGATTTCACGGCATTAACTGAAAGTGTGAATTGTGGATGTGTTCCAATGGAAGAACGAACCGCGTTTGACTTCCAATCAATTAAATTTCCGCCAATTTTCATTGAACAAAAACGCGGATTAAAAGATTGTTGTTGTGAACAAATCGTATTGGCGGGGGGCGGAACGGAATCATGGAAAAATGACCTTTCATCCGCCTGGATCAAATTATCATCATTTGATGATTCATGTTTGTTTAAATTATACAAATGTGGGGTTGTTGCAACATACGCACCAACACCGATTGCATTCGTAAATGAAGCAAATGCATTTTATACAACGATAAATTGGGCGGATGTTTTGGTTTCAGATGGTGTTGGAAATTACGAATTGATTGTAACATTCAACATTTCGGGTGTTGCGGGACAATTCACATGGGGCGAATATAATTTGCAACAATACACAATCCAGAATGCATTGACAACGGCGCGTGTTCGGGCAATATTCAACGGATATCATGAGGTCGAAGGAATTAATTTCACGGGTTCGAATGTTGAATCAACACATCGTTTCCATGGGTTCATCGGAAACCGTCAACCCAATACCGAAATCGACAATATTATATACAACAACCGCGAAATGAAACGCGTCATTCGTGAGAATCTAAATGATTACGAAATCACGACCGATCCAGAGGATGAATGTATCATCAAACCATTGGTTGATTTGTATCTTTTGAGTGAAAACGAATTATTTATTTCGGATTACAATGCACACAACCATTCATATCGATACCTGGATGTGCCCGTAATTGTTAGCGAATCAGCATCAATCGAATACAAACAATTTTCACGCAAAGCCGTATTGACATGCAAGGTTGCGGATAAATTAAAGAACCAAAGAACATATTTTAACGGATAAATTAACAAACAAACAAACCACAAATGAGAACAAATTTGATAAAAGTGATTGGAAATTATTTAACGATTCAAATCGGAAATGACACAACCGAATTTCAATTAAAAAATGTATTTTTTCGAACTGAAAATGATACGTTTATTATTCGTGATGTAACGTATCGCGTCATTATTCCATTTGCGGATGTGATTAATTATTCAGATGGAAAAGCAAATTTTACAATTGAAACATTAAACACGTTTTTATTGCAAAATACGGGTTCATTGGGATTGCCATTTCCACAATTGTAATTGATAAATTTGTATAAAAAATAAGGGATGAAATTTTTGAACGAATTCGGTGATTTGTTGTCAATGGCGGTCGGAATGATTGGGGCATTGCTAAAAGGATTAAAATCGCGTTTACATTTCACATCCGTGATTTTGGGAATGATGATTGCGGGAATATTGACATTCTCGATTATTGGTGTAATTGAACAATTTTATTCGGCATTATCACCTAAATTTATTATTCTGATTTCGTTTTGTGTGGGTTGGGTTGCCAATGAAATCACATCGAAATTGGATTCAATGGTCAATGATTTATACAACATTTTCATTGATTGGATAAAAGCAAAATTCAAATCAAAATCAAAATGAAAAACATCGCAATAATTGCATTGTTTGTGGCATGGACTGGATGCGCACAAGCAAAACCATTGGTGACGATTACCATCGACACAAACGTCATTCATTCGCAACCATTGGTCATTGATGAACACATGGTCATAATCGACACCATCATCATTGAAAAGGTCATTGAAAAAACATTCCCAAAAGCAACACCGGATCAACGCAATGATTACGGAAAAATCGCGGCGGCATTTTTTTCGTTTGTGTTCGTAATCATGTCCATCATTTGGGGCAAAAAGAAATCGAAAAATGGTTAAAAATTACACGGACAAACAATTATTGACAAAGGTAAAATCATTACCATCGTTCAAATCGATTCCATCGGGTTATTGGATTTTGGGTGTTCAATCAATCCTGGATCAATTCAATACGTTTGATGATAAATTTTATCTTTTTAAGGGTGAACAATTTGTGATGGTGACAACGGGAACAACCAACGCGGGGAAAAACGGAATGGTGAACTACGAATCACAAAATCCCGCGGGTGTTGCGGTCATCAAAACGAACGAATGGTATTATGACGTTTGGCGGTACGGATTGCACAAGGGCAAAATGAGGGCATTAAAGCAAGTTAGGACGTTTTTAATTAGCCGTGACGGGGATAAAGATGACCGCATCGAGGAAAACGCGTCAAAACCCGTCATTTGCGGTATTAATTTCCACGCGAACACATACAATTTGGCGAACCAGGATATCAAATCCATCATCGGCGCATGGTCGTTGGGTTGTCAAGTTGTGAACGACACACCAAAATATGTTCAATTCATGGATTATTTGCAACCGCAAAAGGATGTGACGTATTGTTTGATAAAAGAATTTTAGTACATTTACAAACGCACAAGTTTAGTTTATTAGGTATTTTTTCTTTTCATGTAGAAAATTTAGGTCACAAGAATCCCCGTATCCACGGGGGTTTTTGCGTTTATACAATCTTTTTTCAATCTTTTTTCACTTTTTTTTCTTGATAAGTGTTGTATATCAAATTTAATTTTTATCTTTGTAAGGTCAATAAGGCACAAAACAAAATATCAACACATGAAAACAAAATTTATTTACAACATCGAGGGTGCGGAAAAAATTGTAAACAAAACACAAATCGAATCGGGTGATACAATTGATTGGGCAAATGCACAAACATTGGTCGAAGCCAAAAGCAAAGCAAATACAATGTTGAAACGAAAAGACATTTTTAGTGTATGGATTTACAAATTTTCAGTCAGCGAAATTTATGGTGATCCGCTTTGCCAATGGGTACGTTATGATGGGGACAAATGGAAAACAAATTTTGGTTGGTAATCTAAAAACAAAACATCATGAAAAACTTTATCAATCAATTTATCCCACGCAATCCGGAACAAATGGAATCAATCAAAGAGTTTAAAACATATACCTATACATCAAATGTAAATGGTGAAACAATTATTTTTTGCGGAACAATTTACGCGTTTGACGTAGAGGATGCAATTTATCAAGCAAAAAAAGAAACATCATTATCTGGATATAATCAAAATGAAATAACAATAAAATTTAATTAATAAACAAAACGGGGGGTGCGCATCCACAACGCACATTTACAAAACATCAAATCAAATGAAAAACTTTATCAATCAATTTATCCCACGCGATTTGGAACAAATGGAATCATTTATTGGAATGCTTTGTGGCATCGGAATCCTTGCAATCGTATTTTATTTATATTCAATTTAAAACAAAACATCATGACACCAACACAAGAACAAAAGGAAAGATTTGCATTGCACCAATCGTTGATTGGACACCATGTCACATTGGATGGATACAAATCAATGAAAATCGTTGAAATATTTGATTCATTATCAAGCATGATAATATCAATTGACCATTTGGAAAATCAAATGTGCAAAAATGGTATTCATCACATTGGAACACCCGAATATCATTCAACGCGAACCGTCATTGATTCATTCAAAATGGATATCATCAAAAAAATCACGGAATTATGACACGCGAAATCAAATGTAATGAATGCCATGGAACGGGCATCATCGAAGGATACACAAACGATGGGGATTATTCAATCCCCTTCCGTGACGAATGCATTGAATGCGATGGGAATGGAACAATTGAAACCGAAATTGATGATGACCATGAATAAATTTGAAATCCGTTTTTTTAACGTGTGTTCCAAAACATTCAAAAGAAAATTGGAAACGATCCAGGTTGACGCATACGACCAACAACACGCGGTTCGAATTATTGACCGCCATCATTCATTAATCAAATCAATTCGAAGGATATGAACGAACAAACCAAAACCCAAATCGAACATTCACGCGAAATCAATCGATTGCAAAGGTCAATTGATAATTTGAATAGGTCACTTGAAATATCCAATACAAGTGTTGAAATTTATGAAAATTTAATTGTTCAAATGGCTGATAAAATCAAGGAATTACAATCACAAATTGAATCGAAATGAAATCAAAAAGAACCATCAAGCAACCAGGACAACAAACCAATATCATCAAACCACAATTCGCACATGGAATCACCCACGCGGATCGCAAACGATGGTGGAACAATTACGATGCATTATTGGTGAATCGAATCAGCGAAATCAAAAAAGCAACATCATGAAACCAAAGGAAAAAAAGCAATCATCCATAGAATGGTTGATGAATGAGGTATCGGGAATCAATGAGAATTCCGAAATAATGAAACAAGCAAAACAAAAACACAAGGATGAAATATCAGACGCATGGGAATCGGGATACGATGACGGATTTAGCGAAGGACAATGGACAAAATCCCGCCAATGGTTGTGTGGCGAACATTATCATGACGAAACATTTGGACGCGATGGAAACTAAAACAAAGGAATCAGCTGATTTCATGTCAAATGTTTATGACATTATCGAAAAATACAAATTGACGCGTAATGACCGACATCATGCGATTATTTACAAACGATATTATTTATATCATCAATTGCACATGGCGAAATTATCATTGTCACACATTGGATTGTTGTTTAATAAAGACCATGCAACCGTCATCAATGGATTGAAAAAACATAAATTGTATACAAAATCAAATGATGCAGTTTATTTGCATCACGTTCAACCCGTAATTGATGACCTGGATCACAAACCACAACCACGATTTTTGATTGATGATATCATGAATTGCGAATCGATGGATGAATTGTTGATAATAAAAACAAACATCAAAAGGAATCTTTATTAAATTAGCGGTGTTCGCTCTCACAATATAGAACACATGGCATTATTGCCCCTTTATTTGACACGCGATGTGAGAGCCGCGCCGATAATGAAGGGGTTTTTTTATGCACTAAAATCAAACAAATGGCAACCAATAAAAAATCGTTTCTTTTGTATGTGGATTTGATTCACACAATCGAAAAATTGCCCGATGAATATGCGGGGAAATTATTTAAACACCTTTTGGAATACGTCAATGACCGCGATCCGGTCACCGATGACATCGTTGTCAACATCGCATTTGAACCAATCAAACAATCGTTGAAACGTGATTTGGTGCGATGGGATGAAACCAGGGAAAAGCGAAGCAAGGCGGGAAAAATGTCAGCTGAAAAACGCAACAAAAATGAACACATGTTAACACATGTTGAAAGTGTTGAACACATGTTAACACATGTTGATTTTGTTGAACACAATTCAACAAACGTCAACAAACGTCAACACACGTCAACAAATCCAACTGATAGTGTTAATGTTAATGTTAATGTAATAAATAACAATATAGATGATGTCGATGTCAAGACAATCGACCATATCGATTTCGATTCCCTTTTGAAATTAATCAATGATACATTCAAACGTAATTTTCGCACCATCAATTCAAAGAACCGAACCGCGTTCATGGCACGATTGAAACAAGGATATCGGAAGGATGATATTGCGACCGCCATTGTGAATTGCAAATCGAACGAATATCACATCAATACGGCATATCGATATTGCACACCCGAATTTTTTTCACGGGCGGATGTGTTGGATAAATATTCCGCGGTGACGGTTCCCGATAAAAACACGAACAAACCAAATGCTAAAAATGTGCCATGTTGGAATCGATAAAGGGATTCAAGGTCACATCCGCATCGGATGTATTGAACAAATTGCAATCGTATCGAACAACGTATCATGACAAAGGGAAATATTTGGGATTTCCTTCCATCAACAACCATTATTCGATGCAATTGGGGAACGTCACCGATTGGACGGGGTATCCAATTTCGGGCAAAACACAATTTTTGATGGAAATGTTGATGAACACATCGGTGATGTACGGATGGCGGCATTTGATATATTTTCCCGATGTTGGTTCAAATGTGGAAATCATTGCCGATTTGATTCACAAAAAAACGGGCAAATCATTTGATCCAGGTTCACCGAATCATATCAGCGAAAAGGAAATATTTTCGACATTGGATTGGATTACACACCATTTTTTGGTATTGACCAAACATGATGTCAAGGCGAAAATGACACCGATGGATTTTTGGGACATGGCGGTCAAAATCAAAAACGATTCTGGATTGGAAACCGCATCAATCGATTCATGGAAGGATTTGAATCATCCGTATAATGAACATGGGGGATACGCACAATATTTGGAAATGGTGTTGCCATATCGAAATGCGATTGCGGAAAATAACGACCTACATTTGCACACCATCATTCACCCTAAATTGACCGAAAAGGAAAATGGCAAAAGGAAACCGCCCGTCCCATACGATTTAAAAGGGGGTTCGGAATGGTTCAATTCGGGCAAATGTATGATTACAATTGACCGCCCCGATTTTGAAACCAATGAGGTTGATATTTATTTCAACAAAATCAAACCGCGATCCATTGGAAACATCGGACAAATTACGATGCGATACGATGTTGATGCGGGACGATATTACGAATCAAATGACATCCACGGAATTGAACATCGTCATTATGCGGATGAAAAAAAAGAACCCATCACAACAACAAACATTTACGGGGGCAATTCATGGAATGCCACAATGGATGATGACGAATTCAAACCAATCAATGACGTACCTTTTTAATCCTGGATCACATGGAACAATTAAATTTAATTTTAGCAAAATCCAATGTCACCGCAATCATTCATTCATTACGAATGTCGATTGATGAGGTGACGGAAAAACGACCGAATGCAACCGATTACATTGATGGGATGAATAAACACATGAAATCGATGTTGGATGTTTATGCCGCCATTGAACAAATGGAAAATGAGATTTCAACCATGCGTTCATTAATGTATAATTATCATCGTGAGAACATGGAAATGCGGTTGGAAATCAAAAATTTGAAGGAACAAAATACGAACCTATTCGATGGATTATGAAAAAATGCAAACATTGCCGCGCTGAATTCGAACAACGGTTCACAACATTGGAAAAATATTGTTGGAATCCAGAATGCAAAACCATCGAAGCAATGCAACGATTGGAACAATTGAAAAAAATGGAATCACACAATTGGAAACAACGGAAAAACGAAATGAAAAAATCCATAAAAAACACATCCGATTATCGTAACGATTTGCAAAAGGTATTCAATCATTGGGTTCGATTGCGTGACAAAAACGATGGATGCATTTCATGTGGCAAACCCTTCCGTTCAAAATATGACGCGGGACATT